GAGTAATACTACAAGTAATAATACTATGAGTATTAATACTACAAAGGGGGGTGTGTTTGTTAAACCTTTAATAATTGATATTAAAAAATATTGTTTAGAAAGAAAAAATTCTGTAGATGCAGAAACATTTTTTGATTTCTATGAAAGTAAAGGATGGTTGATTGGTAAGAACAAAATGAAAAGTTGGAAAGCATGTGTAAGAACTTGGGAGAAAAGCAGAAACAATAATACTAATGATAGAACTACATCACATAGACATACAGCAGGAAAAGACTATGGGGATGGTTCATTTTAAAAACTAAAACAATGAAAACAAGACAAACATCAATAGACTGCTACAATGAAATTAAAAATTCTAATTTATTAGCTCAAAGAAGATTTGAAACATTTAATGCTATCTTTAAATCCGCTCCCTGCACAAGGCAGGAGGCATTAGAACATACTAATCCTTTTAATGCTTTATCATTAAGTGCTGCAAGGTTTACTGAACTAAGGAGATTAGGAGTTATATATGAAGTTAAAACAAGAGAATGTAGAGTTACAGGAAGAAATGTTATAGAATGGGATTTAACAGATAAACTCCCTATAAAAATAAAAAGTTCTAACACAACAAAGAAGCATAGAGTTAATGATGCTTTAAATTCATTGCGTGAATTATATAAAAATAAAGATATTAATACTAATGAGGATTGGAAAGACGTTGCTGATTTAATTAAGAATATATAGATTATGAGAACAATAGAAGATACATTTAAGATAGAAAACTTCCTAAAGCCTAAGATGTATAATAGGTTTAAGTTAGGAGATAAACAAGAACTCAAAGAAATGTTTATTAAGGCATTTAAGCATTACGATAGAACGATTGATGTGTATGAATATCTTGATTCTTATGATGAGATAATAGATTGGTTATCAGATACTAAAGGCAGAGGTTTAATGTTAATGGGTGAGTGTGGTTTAGGTAAATCAACTATCCTCAACTATGTTATCCCTGCAATCTTTAGAACAAAAACAAATAAGATGCTTACCAGTACACCTGCTAAAGAACTAAAAGAGATTGAAAGAAGTAATGCCTCTTTTATTATTATTGATGATTTAGGTACTGAGAGTATTAAGAATGATTATGGTACTAAGATAGATGCAGTTGCTGATGCTATTTCATATGCTGAAGATAGTTCAAAGACATTGCTTATAACTACTAATTTAGATGCAGGAGAATTGAAAGAAAGATATGATGATAGAACTTTAGATAGATTAAGGAAGTGTAAAGTGGTGGTAATCAAGGGTAAAAGTTTTAGAAACTAATTACTATAAAATTGAATTATTTTTATATATTTGTACAATGAAAAAAACAGATGAAGAGAAGAGAGAAAAGTTTAGTGTGCCTAAAGTTATAAATACTGACTTAACATACTATATGCAGTTTGGGTGGAAAAGATTGAATGACAGAAACAATAAACAAAACGAAGAAAAAAAATATTCTATGAATGTTTATAGCGATAAATTCCCTCCACAACAAGACTAATGATAAATACTCAGGAAACAATTAATAATAAATACAGGGTAAGACCTAAAAGCATTTAATTTTTCAGCCCTGAGTAGTAAAGGGGGGGTGTGGTTACCTCCCCAATACAACTAAAAAAATAAAATTATGGAAAGAACATACAAAACAATCAAGTGGGTACTAAGAGGACATATAAAGAACAATGTAAATTCTTTATGGATATGGGAAGAAGATAACTTTACTTGTATCTACAATGAATATGCAGGAAACGAAAGAATATATACCAGTAACCAACTTTTAAGACTTTTAACACAATGATTTATTTAAACTTAATAATAGGATTTGTATTTTTTGCAGCTTTCATAATGATATTTATGAGTATTGTAGAAGGTAAAATAAGAGATAGACAAAATGAAAATATTATATGGAGGATAGAAGAAATGGATAAGATAAAGAAGAGAGATAAGGTAGTTACTAGAACAGGGGGAATAGCACACGATAGAAACAGAACTTACAGCGAAATACAAAATCAAAATGACAAAAAAACACAATAAACTTTATTACGAGAAGGACAGAAATGGATATACTATGAGTGATACAATTAATCCCAATATGAAACTAACTAAAGAAGAGTTAGGATTAGAAGTAGACTACAGTAAAGATAAGATACCTAACTATTACATTGGTAAGGTGTATGGTTATGAGGCTAGGAAAGTAATTGAGGATTTTGATTTATCATATAATATCGGTACTGCCACTACATATTTGCTCCGTGCAAAAAGGAAGCATAAAACAAGTGTTGAGTGCATACAGAAAGCAATCAATCATCTTGAGTTTGAATTAGATAAGATTAAAAATGAAGAAACCGATATTTAGAGTATTTGTATCGTATGAGATTAAGAATAAGGGTGCTGTAACTAGGAAGGTTACCACTGGTATATTAGATACATTTGCTCTAACCTCTAACATACAGGAAATAAAGAACGACCAAGAACTGATAGATAGAATATGTTACTTAAATAAAAAGAAGCTAAACAAAGTAGACATCACTATAACAAGTGTTGATGTTGAAAACCAATATGGTGAAACTGTTGATAGGTTCTGTGATGAATATTAAATTATGCCAAAGATAAGAAAGATAAAAGTAGGTGATAGAAAAGACTCAAGAGGTGGAGGTTACTCAAGAAGAAAGTTTACTGTTGCTGAAGCTGATGCAATAAGACTAGAGTTTAATACTGCTACTGATAAGATAACTATCT